TTTTTAAATTCTATAATGAAGTATGAGCATAATGGTAGAATACATGGTGAGATAAATCAGTTAAGATCAGACTCAGGTGGCACTGTGTCAGGTCGTTTGTCAATGTCAAATCCTAATTTACAGCAGCTGCCAGCAAGAAATAAAGAGTTCGGACCTATGATACGAGGTTTATTCTTACCGGAAGAGGGTGATCTGTGGGCAAGTTTTGATTACTCGCAACAAGAGCCACGGCTCGTGGTTCACTATGCAGCTAGTATTGGTGAAGGCTATGAGGGTTCGCATGAATTAGTAGATGCTTATTCAAATGCAAGTGCTGACTTTCACCAAACAGTAGCTGATCTTGTGGGTATAGAACGTAAACAAGCTAAAACAATAGGTTTAGGTTTAATGTATGGTATGGGTAAACATAAATTATCAAATATGTTGGGTGTAAGTTTTGAAGAGGCACAAAGTTTAATAAATAAATACAATACTAAAGCACCTTTTGTAAAATTATTATCAGATAGATGTATGCAAAAAGCAAATAGTGAGGGTGTGATTAGGACTAAGCTTGGTCGTAAATGTCGTTTCGATATGTGGGAGCCAAAAGATTTTGGTGTACATACTCCAGAAAAGTTTGAAAACGCTTCAGCAAAATATGGTTCTAGTAACATAAAGAGAGCTTTTACATATAAAGCATTAAACAGATTAATTCAGGGATCTGCTGCAGATCAAACTAAGGCAGCAATCGTAGCCTGTCATGAGAATGGTTTCACGCCTTTGTTACAGATACACGATGAATTGTGTTTTAATTTACAGGACAAAAGTCAAATAGAAAAAATTAAGACAGTAATGGAGGGGTGCATGAAACTCAAAGTTCCAAGTGTTGTCGACGTTGCCGTCGGTGATGACTTCGGTATGGCTACCTAGTCGTTAATCATAAGCTGCTTTGTAAGCTTTTTAATTTGTGTTGTCAAAGGCACCATATCTGTTGTATACTTACCTTTTTCAATGTATTTTTTAGTCCACAAATGCTCTAGAGCAACTTTTTTTTCTAGTAGTTGTGTATTAATCATACTAACATTATATAATAATTGTAAGTAGTGTCAATATATCTTGACTACTCTTATAAAGTTATATATACTTAGGATATTATGAAGTCACAAAAAGTAAAAAAGTTATTAAAACAAATAAGTGAAATACTTAGCGATGTAGATATAAACGATCATCGTGGTCAACCTACATCTAACGAAGAATTAAATGTATTTGTAGATAAACTGAAAAATTTAAAGATAACTGACCCTGAAAATGAGTTTGGTTATACTTTGTTTGGCACTGATGCCGCTCGAGCTTTGGTAAATTTAGAATATGCAGCAAAGCACGGCGATGAGTAATCCTTTTGAGTTAGAAACACCAGGTGTCATAAATTTTTCTGGAGGTCGAACTTCCGGATATATGTTGTATCACATATTACAAGCTTTCAATGGTAAACTGCCAGACGATCTGCCTGTGGTGTTTGCTAATACAGGCAAAGAAATGCCACAAACATTAGATTTTGTTCATGCCTGTGAAACTAATTGGAATGTTCCTATCGTTTGGGTTGAATGGGATAACAACGAAGAGCATAAAATTAGAATAGTTAATTACGAATCGGCGTCAAGAGATGGCAGGCCTTATGAGGAGCTTATCGACAGCAAAAAATTTTTACCAAATCCTGTTACACGATATTGCACATCTTATTTAAAGATAAAACCTATGCGATCTTATTGTATGTTTTACAAAGGGTTTGAATATTGGAATAGCTATGTCGGTTTGCGTTATGATGAGCCACACAGAGTTGCAAGACTTGCTAACAGAAATAAAAAAGAACGATGGGAAACTGAAGCTCCATTACATGATGCTCGTAAAACAGTGCAAGATGTATTTAAGTTCTGGAGTGAGAACAGTTTTGATTTAGAATTACCCAATATAGGTGGTAAAACACCACAAGGTAACTGCGATTTATGTTTTTTGAAGGGTGCAAATACTATCAGAAACATAATGAAATCAGATCCAAAGCTAGCGGACTGGTGGATTAAACAAGAAACAAAAAATATAGGAACAGGAAACGATCGAGCTGCATATTTTAGGAAAGACAGACCTAGTTATGCAAAATTATTAAAGAACACTCAAGACCAGTTAGAGTTGTTTGAATTTGATTCAGCAACTGATACTTGTTTTTGTCATGATTAGAAAGGAGATAAAATGAATGTCCATAAATGGAAGAGTGTAGCAATTGCAATAGACCAATATCGTTTGTTGAAAGCGTTAGGTGAAATAAAATATAGGTCACCTGGAGTCTATGTGAAAAAATTAATTGATGATCATGTAGCCTTTCAGGCAAAGAAAAAAGACATGAGCATTGATGAATTTAAAAAAGTTTTATTGGGGGATAAATGACTAAATTAAGATGGGCGCAATTTTTATTGTATAAAACAACAAAAAATTATGCTGCAGCATATCGTGATGATTCTTTGCAGCATGATGATTATGTTAAAGGTATTCACATATCAGCACCTGTAAGTTGTGGTGTTACGATGGATTCAGAGTTTGAGTTTGGTGGTCGAAAAATGAAGGCTATACATGTGCAGTCATGTCATCATTGGAATGATCATCATTACATTTTTTGTAGAGAGATAAAATGATATTGCCAAGTATTTATTTATTTTTACTTACCTTTACGGCTACTGGTGATTATAAAGAACATTACTTTGGTAAAATTAGAAGTTGTGCTGTTGCAGATAAAATTATGTTATCAAATAGACACTTAAACAATCAAGAAGTTCTTGGGTATGTTTGTTTAAACTTTAGCACGAACACAGTGCGCAAAGGGTTTAGATATTCAAGAATAATACAAGAGTTTGATATTGAACTTGTCGATGAATACAAACTACCACCATTATTTAAAAAGAAAAAATTAGAAAAAAGGATTAACAAAAATGGAAACAATAATACTAGGACTAGCGATTAATTTATATACTTGGAGTAATGCAGATTTTTTTGTAGCAAGAAAAAATGCAGAACGAAATTATACTTGTGTATGGGTTGATAAAGGCTGGTCAAAGCCAGATCCAAAAAAACCAGCAGTAACTATATTTGGTTATACAAAATATAAACAAGAATGCGTAACGAAGGAGAAAGAATAATGTTAAAAAAGAAAATATTAGTTTATGAAATTTGTGAAGAATGTCATGGTAATGGTTTTATAAAATATGACAGGCTTGCTAATAAAGAAATAGATACCACTTATGTTTGTAATGCTTGTGGTGGCTCAGGTCACTCAGGAGCTCGTACTAAGTTATGAAAACAATACAAGTTTTTAACGAAACAACAGTGTGTTGTAAAGGTGAAGACTCCGGAGGTCACCCCTTAATTTACTTGTCACTTGAGGGGGTTGACAAAGTTATGTGTCCTTACTGCAGTATTGTTTTTAAGAAAATCCGCAAACACTAGACATAAAGTTGTCAATACCTTATTCTGTAATTGGAGGACGGGGTATGGCAAACCAGTATACAAGTATATCTGTAAAAGAGCTTTTTGTTAAAGACTCAAAGTACACAAACAGAGCGCGTCTTAAAATTAGAGTGTTAAAAGATAAACTTATAAAATATGAATGTGCCTTTTGTAAAAATAAAGGTGATTGGAAAGAAAAAAAATTAGTGCTTGTACTTGACCACATAAATGGTGTAAAAAATGATCATAGGCTCGAGAACCTTAGGTTCGTGTGCCCAAACTGCGATAGTCAGTTACCGACGTTTAAAAGTAAGAATATTGAGTACCAAAGAAAAATGAACCTAGGTGGATACGATCCAGATATCTACAAAAAGGACAAATAATCTAGTAACACGGATCACGGGGCATGGCCAGGGGAGGTTTGGAGCATTATGTTAAGTGATTTAAACAAAAACAAAGAAATATTTGATCTTTTAAGCAAAAATCTTACAAAAAAAGACTTTAAAAAGGTCATGGATTTTATTTACGCTATCTCTGTAAATTCTGATTTTCATTATACACAGCAGTTGTATCAAAAACTTTTACACACATATTATGAAACAGATGATAAAAAACAAAACATTGTAAAGTTAAAAGTGGTTAAGGGTGGTCAAGATGATTAGAAATAGTTACGATAAAATTATGACTAAAATTAATTGGAAAGACTTGTTAAACGATGACGTAGCTATAATTAACCTAGAATCAATGAGTTCTATCGATAAAATGTTTTTTATTGATGGTGTATTAGAAGATTACCTGCATTATAAATCATTAAAAGGAGAGAAAATGCGTTTATATGCTGCAACTTATAAAGTTTTACTTAAAGAATTAATTAAAGATTATGGACACTGATGTTAACATCACCGCATTTAATGAGAACAATGGGGTTAAAATTTGCAAGAAGTATTCTTGATGCAGAAAAATTAGATGCAGAACAAAAATTATGGAGAGCTGTTGTAGTAAATGCATTAGAAGATTCCATGATAATTCAAAGCGACAGAAAAGCTTCACTATTAAAAATATTTGCTCACAACTGGATATTACAAGGGTCAAAAGATTTTGAAGTTGTTTGTGCCTGGGGTAATTTAGATCCTGATGACATACAAGAATGTTACGTACGCGCTTTAAAAAATCATGAATTAAAATTTACACACCGGCAAATCATGTGGTTTGATTATGATAAGCTTTATAAAAAAATGTTGAAAGCTGATGTTAAGTATAAAAAACAATTACGAAGAGATTTGACAGTGTTTAGAAATAAAGTAAAAGATACGCCTACAACTTTTTTAAGTACAATTTTTGTTTCAGCCTTTGTATAGTTTTCATTTGTTTGGAGTTTCTAATGTGGGTTAGTATCATTGCACCTGACAAAAACAACATAGCATAGTGATTATCTAATATTGCCCAGGCAACCCAAAATATTTGAGAAAAGAAACCAAACAAAGGTGCATACCAAGATTGATTGCCATAAATATAAATAGATATTACAGCAGTAGCAGCACATAAGATTTCTAGAATTAACATATTGTAAGGATAACGCAAGAAGCTGGAAAGGTATACATGTGTTAACAATATTAGCCTCTTGCGCTTAAGTATGTATAACCTGAATGTGTTGGAGTGTCAATAAAAAAGGGGGATTTTAATTTTTGTGACAAAATCTAACCAATCCCCCTATATTGTGAAAACAGTAATAATATATCCTATAATGTCATTCCTTACAAACTTTTTTTTAAAAAAGTTCAAAACATAGCAAATATTTTAGGAAACTAGGAAAAACAAGAGAAAACTAGGAAATATTGCAAAATATTTTAGGAAAAAACTAGGAATTTTTCCCAAAAAATAGGAAAATAACAAAACTCTTATGGACAAAATCCTGCAATTTCTTTTTGAAAATTTACTTTCTAGGAAAATACATTATAATAAATTATGGTTAATTTTAGAATGAATAGATTCTATTACAGACCTCTGCCAAAAAATTTAAAAATTTGTAACAGTGAAATCGAGGGTCATGGTATTTTTGCAAATTGTGATATAAAAAAAGGCACTGATTTAGGCAGCACACATATAAAAGTTCCTATGATACATGGTTATGTACGAACTCCATTAGGGGGTTTCATAAATCATAGCTATGATAATAATAGTATGTTATATGTAAAAGAAGACTGGGATGATTATTTGATATATAATTTAATAACAATAAAAAAAATTAGTAAGGATGAAGAAATTTTAATTAATTACGAAGAATAATGCCGCAAAAACCAAAAAATTTAAGAACTGTAAAAGATTTAACGGAAAAACAAAAAGCTTTTGTTGATTGTTTAGTGGCTGATTGGGGTAATATTTCGAAAAGTGATGCGTTAAGAAAAGCAGGGTATAGCACTGACCAATCAAATGAATCGATCGCTGTTATAGCTAGTCGACTTACAAACCCAAAACTTAATCCACATGTATGTAGATATCTTGAAATAAAACTGCAAGAAGAACAAGAAAAGTATGAAAAGGATAAACTACGTCGTTATAAAATATTTGAAAGATTAAGAAATGGCGCAGAGATGAAAGGACAATATACGGGTGCAATAAATGCTGAGTTTA